GCCGCGAGAAGTTGACGCATTAGCCGCCGCCAATCGGCTTACTCGCCACGGGCATCACGGTGAAGTTCAACAGATGCGTTGTGCCAAACGTGGAGGCGCCCGTCGTCTGGTCGAGCTTCCACTGCAGCAGATCGCCCTTCGCGAGTGAGGTAATGGCGCATGTCCCGGTGAAGCTGTCTTTCTGGCCGCTGGTGGGCGTAGCGACCGTAATGGCCGAGCAGCCAGTAAACGACTGATCCATCGTCCCGGCATCGGGCACGCGACGGAACGAAAACGTCCAGCCGATATTGCCGCCTGAGCAGGAGTTGTCACAGTAGAACTGGCCCGAGAGTGTGACGGTCTGCGAGGTGAGCGTCTCAAGAATCGGCACCGCGCCGTAAATGGGCTTGCCCGTCGCCGTCCAATCGACCGTGCCGTAATGCTGATTGGTGCCGTCGGTCGCGGAACAGACCGGACCGCCCGAGGCCGCCGTCGAGAAGGCAATCGAACAGGTGCCACTCTGTGTCACGGCTGAGACGTAAATCAGCGGCGTGTTAAGTGGGATGTAGGTATTCGCTGATGGGGCGGCGGTGCCTCCTGAGGTATTGCTGACAATGGTCTTATCCGCTTGCGTGGCATGGTCCGCCAGCGCGACGGCACCGAAACTCGGATCGCCGCTCGCGTTGCCGTGGAGCACCGTCGTCGTCGTGCCGAGCGAGCCCAGCACATTCGGCCCAGCGCCCGCGCCTCCGCCAAGCATCACGGCATGCTGCGTGAGCAGCGCAGACGAGGCGACCTGCGTCGTCGAACTCGCGTAAATGACACCGCCGCTCACGAGCGCCCCAATCGGCAAGCCGGCGGACCAGACCGTCTGCCAGTTGGCATTGTCTGACTGAAGACAGACGCCGCCATTCGCAATCGTGCCGTAGGCGGCCGGCGTCAGGCCGTCGATCGTCTGATTTGAGGTCGTGTGAATCGTGAGCGCGTTCGCTGTCTGGTGGTTCACGAGACAGGCGACCTGACCGCTGAGGCCCACCGAGGTCGGGAGCGTAAACGTGCCGATGTTCGTCGTCAGTTGCACGACGCCGATGGTGGGGAAATCTGTCGAACCGACGAGCGTATAGTCGGTCAGCTTGACGTGATAGGCCGGGACGTTGCCACTCGCGGCACTCGCCCATGTGCCATCGCCACGCCAGAATGTCGAAGATGACGCCGACGTGCCGCTGTTCAGGTTGTTGACGGAGAGATTCCCCGTCACGCCGGTCGAGAGCGGCAGGCCCGTCGCATTGGTCAGCGTGCCTGCGGATGGCGTGCCGAGCGCGCCGTTAAACGTCACGAACGCGCCAGCGCTGCCGACGTTCACGCCAAGCGCCGTCGCGACTCCCGTGCCGAGGCCACTCACGCCAGTCGAGATCGGGAGGCCCGTGCCATTCGTCAGCGTCACGCTGGTTGGCGTGCCGAGAATCGGCGTGACGAGCGTGGGGGACGTGTTGAAGACGAGCAGCGTCGATCCGGTCTCGTTACTAATCACGCCGGCGAGTTGCGCCGAGGTTGTGGCCGCAAACTGGCTGAGTGGATTGGAGGTCAGCGCATCGCCGCCGCCAGGCGCCGACACCCAGTGCATGCCGAGCGGAGACGCGGCATCGGCGGAGAGCACCGTGCCATCGGCGCCTGGCGTCGGGACGCCGCTACTCGCAAAGATGCTATTGGCGGCCATGAGGCACGCGACGGCCAAGGTGAGGCCGAACGCCGCGCCGACGATTCTGACAAAGAGCGTTTTCACTTGGCGCGGAGCGTGACCGACACCGTTCCGCCTCCCGTGATCGCTGAACTAATTCGCGCCCGGATGAAGCCAAACGCGCCCGGAGCCGCGACGTGGTAGGCAATCTGCGTGCCGCCCGTGAAGGTCGAGGCGTTGACGGTCGTGATCACGCTCCACGTCCCGGTGTAAGGCGTGCCGCCCGACGGATTCCAGTCGGCTTCCTCCAGCGACACCGTGCCGCCCGAGGTCGTGCCCACGCTCGTCAGATAGAACGTGAGCTCAGAAAAGGGCGAGGCGTCCACTTGGCCGGTGCCCGCCGTGACCGTATCGAGCAAGACGCTCCGAAACGGCCCCACTTGGGCGCTGGTCGATTGCACACTCGCGATGAGCGCGCCAAGCAAAAAGACAATGGCGAGCACTATTTTGGAACGCATACAGGCTCCTTCTCGGCGTCCAGAAACGTGGCAAAGGTCGCATGGCCGCGCGCGAGCGTCGTGCCCCACTGCCCCGCGTCGGCATTCCACGTCGGCCAGACGTCCATCGAGGACATATGCCCGCAGCGGGCCGACGAGCAGCCGTAGAGCTGCGTGCCCGTGGCAGCCAGTTTCAGGAAGAAATCGAGGTCATCATTCCACTGGTCCGCGCCGTGCTGTCCGAGCGTGAACCAGGGATCGTCCATGAGCGTCAGCACACGCGTCGAGACGAGCACGCCGCCCGCGGTGGCCCACGCCAGGGGATAGAGCGTGCCCGGGCCGGGCACATCCTCACGTTTCACGGCCAGATCGCCTGACGTGCCGAAGGTGTGGAACCAGAGCGGCTGAAACGGCGACTGACGAAAGTAACTCAGCCCCACCACGGCCTCACGGTCGGTCGAGAGCAGCGTCTGGAGAAAGTCCGTCGGCACGAGGAGGTCGTCATCGAGAAAGCAGACCCACTCGACCTGCCGCTTGAACGCTTCTCGGATGATGCCATTGCGATTGGACGCGACCGAATGCCCCTGCCCTTGGAAGATGCCCCAGCCTTCTGGGAGCGTCAATCCGGTGACGCTGGCCCAGAAGGCTGAATAGCGGCCTTGCTCCGCGCAGGGAATCCCGACGAGCCCGGACATGCGCCGGATTAGCCGAGGGTGATATTCGTCTTCGTGATGACCAGCCAGGTGCCGTTGTTGGCCCGAATGACCAGACCATCACCAATCGCGCCGCCAAACGTGCCCACGTCAGTCGCCGTGCCGCCGCCATTGAACCCTGAGCCCGACGTGTTGCTCGTCGAACCGTTGTCCAGGGTGTAGGCCTCGGCATCGCTCGCTTGTATGACCACGATCGCTTCGTTGTCCTTGTTGGGGTCGTTGAGCGTCATGGCGCTCGCGGCGCCCGTCTTCAACCGGACGATGGTGTTGACGGACGGCACGGCGATCGCGCCGGCCGCGCCGTAACTGACCGTCGGCCAGACCGGTTGGCCCACCGTCGATCCGGCCGTGAGCGACTGGACGAAGTCCGCCGCCACACCGAACACGACCGGTGTCAGCGTGCCGTGCGCCGCCGCGCCCGTCCCGAGTTTCCCGCGCACGACCTGAAACGTCGGGCTGAGGGAAATGTCCGTGATGAGCACGAACTCGCTGTCGATCTGGGCGAACATGCCGTTCGTCACGCCCGTGCCCGAGGTGAGTCGCAGTTGGGTCGCCGTCGAGGTGACCGCCCCGTTTAATGTAGTTGCCGTCAAACTCATGATGGTCTCCTCCGCCTAGGCGGCCACGCGGCAGGCCAATTCCTGACGCAATACGGCGGTGCCATACAGCAACTCCGTCCGATCCAACCACTGGTCCGTCAGCGACTGATACTGCCGAATGACGCGCAGGGAAATCGCCAACTGGTCCGCCTTCGCTCGTTCGCTCACGTCCGTGCCTCCCGGCAGCGGCATATCGACGCAGGCCAGGGTGCCAAAGTCCCGCTGATACATCAGGTTCTGTGGCGTGACCTTGCCCGAGATGGTCGCAAACGAGCCCGTGCCGACGCCCCACACTGTGATGACGGCGTTATCGGCCGGCAGCGCATCGACGTTCTGGAGCGGCGAGCCCGGTCCCACGATGGCCGGCGAAATGGGAATCGTCAGGGCTCCCGACGAGTCCGTGACCGTCTGCGTCACGACGAACGAGGCCACTTCGCCCGTGGACTTCTTCGACTGCGGATTCACGGCCTTGACCGAGAACTGCACCGTGTCGCCCTGATTGAGCGTGGTCGAGGACCAACCGTCCGTGATGATGCTGGACCCCACCTGGTTCGCGCCGTTGACGAGCGGCGTCGAGGAGCCAGGCACGCCGACGGTATGCACATACACGTTCTGGTCCATCGCCCAGTCCGACCCGAGCGCGTAGCCCATGTCGCCCGTGCGGTAAATCTCGCTGATCTCCCGCGTCGGGTTGAAGTTCGTGTAGAGCGCATTGCCAATCTTCTGCTGCGCGACGGGATTGAGAATCGCCCAGCGGTCTTCCGTCGGACACGCCAGATTGTCGAGCCGCGTCTTGGCGCCCCAATACGTATCCAGCGCCGTCGGCGTCGTGCCCGGCGTGCCCACGTAGTTGTTGAGGCCGACGACGAGGTTCAGCACATCGGAGTCGATGTCGTTGGCCAGTTTCGCCATCTTCGGCATCCCGATGCGCTTCGCGTATTCGTCGATGTTCAACGTGAGGTCTTGCGAACTGACCAGCGTGTCAATACCGCGCTGGTAGGACAGCGTCAAGGGCACGCTCGTCTCCTGAATCGCTTCAGGATTCGCGGCCTGTCCGAGACGGCCGAGGAAGTAGGCCGGCTTGCGGATGTTGATCGTCTGGCCTCCGGCGGCGCCCGCCAACCGGAATTGCTTGTCGTATTCGACGTTGATGGTCTTCGCGGCCTTCAGATTGTTGACCAAGAGCGCCAGGCTCGCAGGCGTCGTGATCTGTAAGGTGAGAAATGTGTTCGCCGTAGAGCTACCCCAACCTTTTGGGGTGCCCAAGCGAGCGACGAAGACCTATCGGCGGAGGAACGACTTGTTTTTGCGATAGCGCGCAGCCAGTTCGTCCACCGACACATCCGCGAGCTCGGGCTCGGGCACGGTTGGCGATCCGCCCACCGGCTTAATGGGCTTGGTCGCTCGGGAGACGGTCTGAGGCTGGCGCGCTGAGCCGGACGGGGCAGCGCCCATCTCTGCGGTCATCAAGCGTTGCAACGCCGCAACGTAAGTTTCGGTCACGGGACGACCCTCCGTGTCCGCAACATATCTTAACGCGTCTTTCTTGCTCTTTGCAAGCCAAAACGCCAGCGCCGGACCGTTCTCGGCCGTGAGGATCGCGGCTTGCATTGCTGGCGTGTGAACGACATCATCGGCTTTCAAGGCATCGTCATACTCTGGCGTCTGTTCCATGAAGGCCAGCGCCCGCTCGTGGAACGTCTTCCTGACTGCGCGGGCATCGTTGTCGAGTTGCTTCTCTTGCGCTTGACGGTCGGTCGCCGCCTGCTGAATCGCCGTATGCTTCGCGATCTTCCAGTCCTGCAGAGCCTCGATCCAGTCCTCGTAGGTCTTGAAATTGCCCAACTCCGGCCGAGGCGTCGTGAAACTCTGCGGGACTTCTGGCTGCGGCGTCGGCGGGGCCGGAACGCGGGCTTCAATCTCGGCCAGACGCGCTTCGAGCGCCTTCCGTGCGGCTTCCTCGGTGCGCCATTTGGCCGTCAGTTCGCGGATGCGCGGGACATCTTCCGGGCCGGCGTCTTGCGACTTCGCGCGCTTGCTGGGCCGCTCACCCTCTGGCGTCTCGGCTGGTTCGTCGGCCTTCGGCTCGGGCTCAGGCTCAGGCGGCTCGTCAGCAACGGCAGCCGTCTTGCCCTTCGCGGAGGTAATCCCCATCTTGGCGAGCTGGGCCGACACGTCCACATCCGTCGGTTCTCGCTGCTCTAAGGCTGGGCCGCCACTGGGGACACGTTCGATGGTTTCAACGTCACTCATTGCCGGCTCCGTTAGGCTGAGGCGGGGGCACGGGGGCCAAGTCTGACGCCTGCACCGCTTGCCCGAGCGCGTGGGCGTGCTGCATCGCAGCCAAGCCTACGTCGTGCGATTGCGCGTGGCCTTGAAGCGTCAGCGCCTGCTGCTGATCGAGCACTTTGTGAAGATTCTTCATGTGCAGGTCGAGAATCTTGCCGAACCGTTCCTCGACCGCCTCGAGATACGTCCGCGCGTTCTCGGCGTCGATCTTCTCCTGCGCGATACCCACTTGGGCGCTGGCTTGGATCACGGCAATCTTAATCTTTGTGTCGTTATCCATCTGCGCTTCGGCGAGCTTCGCCTGTGACTCCACTTGCTTCGTTTGGATGACGTTTTGCGCCTGCTGCAACGCCTGCCCGAGGTTCTGCATCTGCCCTTGCATCTGGGCGACCTGCGCCTGCACTTGCGGCGGGATGTCCTGGTTGCCCTGCATCGTCGCCAAGACGCGCGGGTCGAGCACGGCCTGCATGCGCTGTTCTAACATCTCGTGGCCGGCGAAGTCTTCATTGCCGAGATACTGGTCCCCGAACACCGTCATGAGCGACGGGTCAGCTTGGATGAGTTCCGCCAAGGCTTCTGAGGTCTCAGCGCGACGGGTCGCAAAGGCCTTGCTCACCGTCGCCGTGACGCCGTAGCGCCCTTCGCTCAGATTGTAGAACTTCGGCTGCGCGCCCGGCTTCTCGGTATACGGCTGGTTGAGCGTAACCTTCTTGCGCGTGCCGTCCTTGGCTTGGACGTGGACTTGCCGGCCGGGACGGTCGTAAATCACCGGGATGAGGTCGAGCACGACCTTGGCCTCATAGGGCAGGCTGATCTCGCGCATGTTGTTGAGATAATGGCCCGTCCCGTGCTCCATCTGGCGCTGCAGCGCCAAGAGCGCGCCCTTCGACTTCTGCGTCGGGTCAGGATTGCCGAGCGCCACATCGGGCACGCCGGTCGTCAGGCGCACGTTCTGGACGAACATCTGCGCCAAAGTCACGATGCCCTGGATAGCCGGCTCAACGCTTTCGCGCTGCGGGGCCGGCACGGCGGTCCCGTTCACGTCCACGGGCTTGTAGGGCAGATAGGGCAAGTTGGTGATGTTCGCCTGGTTCCACCACGGCAGGAAATCCTCAATCTGCCCGATGGCCGCAATGAACGGCGCCTTCGGCATGAGTGCGATGCGCTCGACCGCGGCGGAGAATAGCGAATTGGCCGCGCGATTCGAGTCCATCGCCGGGGCGGGCATCCCATCCCATCGGCGTTCGTTGCCCAAGTGCCACTCTTTCCCGATGACCGGGATGATCGGGATGTAGTGGCCGCCCCACTCGGAGTCCTCAAGCACTTCAGCCGCCGTGATCTTGCACCACTTGATGATGCGGTGATTGATCTCCCGTGTCGGCGGAGCGCCAGGTTCCTCGCCCTCGGCGGCCTCTCCGGTCAGCGTTTCCTTCTCGTAGTCGCAATACCAGTATTCGGCCACGCGCACCGACGCGCCCTCTTGGCTGGTCGTCACCCACTGCGGCGCCATGTTGCCGTAGGATTCCAGCTCGCTCTGATCCGCCGTGGCAATCTTCGACTTCGGATAGCGCCGCTTGAACGTCGCCATCGGCAAGTCCTCGGTCACGAACGCCCACTCGCCGTCCGACCAGTCGGGCTCGACCGCGAACGGGTCGAGATAGACCGAATGCTGGTTGAGAATCCGCGCGATCTTGAGCACCTGGTCGAAGCCGGTGTCCGACTCGTAGTCGGTCAGCACCCGGTAATAGCCGCGGCCAGACTGCACCGCTGACCGAAAGGCCCAGCCGCGCGCGACGTTCGCCTTGGACGCCTGCTGGAGCTCGACGTAGAACTCATCGAGCATGTTCGCCGTGTCTTCGTTGGCCGCTTCGTCCAAGGGCGTCACATGCACGCCCAGGTCGGAATCGTGAAACTGGTTGACGACTTGCTGCACGGGCGCGTCGATGAGGTTGATCGTCAGGCAGGGCCGCGCGCCAATGGCCGGGGACGACCCGTTCGGCGTGCCTTGCCGCATCTGCTTGGCGTCATCCGTCCACTGGTCATTGGCGACAAAGCGCGTCTGCTCGCGCTCGTGCTGGCGCTGCGCGCGCTCGACCTCCGCTACGAACTTGAAGCGGGAGAGCGCCGTCTCGAGGATGTCCTTACTTGCCACGCGCCGCCTTGGACTTCTTGACGTAGTGCCGTTTCAGGCCTTTGGTGGAGGCAAACTCGTGGAGGGTCTTGTGGGGCAGCTTTGCTAGCGCCTTGTTCGCGGCATACAACTCGCCGGGAGCGTGCTCGGCGATTGCGAATAAACGCCTTTGTGCCTGCGATTTAGCTGGCAAGTCGTGTATCCTTCTATGGATGCCGAACAGAGTCGCCAATCAACCCGGACAGCGCTTCGGACGCCTTGTTATTTTGCACCGAGTCGCCAACTTCCCAGCATGGAATAAACAGGCGAGATGGATGTGCGCGTGCGACTGCGGAAAGCACAAAGAAGTCGGGGGCCAAGAATTGAGAACTGGCAGCACAAGGAGTTGCGGGTGCTGGCAGAGCGATGCCCAATACAAACACGGCCACGGCAAGCACCAAACGGCGGAGTATCGAGCCTGGATGGGCCTGAAAAACCGTTGCCGAAATCCTCTCGTCAAGGGATATCGGCACTACGGAGGGCGCGGTATCAGCGTCTGCAAGGAGTGGCAAACCGACTTCTCCGCGTTTCTTAGCTGCGTCGGTCCTAGACCATCTAGCGAGTATCAAATCGACCGTATCAACAACGACGGAAATTACGAACCAGGCAATGTCCGCTGGGCCACGCGCAGCCAGCAAAACAGAAACAGACGGCGGTTCAAGATAAGACGCGCCCACTAACGGCCCTTTATCTTGATGCCGGGATAGCGCGCATGGACCTTGCGTCTGACCGTCGCCTCCGTCTTCCCGCCTTTGTGCGCGGCGCGAGACAACGCCGCTCGGGCGTGCGGCTTATCCTCGATCGGGAACTTCCGCCCCGACAGGGCAAACGCCGAGAGCGGGAGCGCCTTCCGAGCGTGTCCACTGAGCTTCACGGGCGATAGCCGCCTTTCTTCACCTTGGGCAATGCGGGCAGATGCGGACGAAACTGGCCCGACGGCACGCGCGGCCCGACCATCGCGCCCTTGCTGAAATGGGCCTCAGGATGGATGGGATTGGCCACGTCAGGATGGGGAATGTGCGGCTTCGGGATGCGCGGACCTCTCATCGCCATGATCGGACCTCCAGGAGACGATGCCGCGCCCACGAGCGCAGCGCGATAAAGGCTTCCGCCCGCTGGTAAGGGCGCGCTGGGACGACGCCCTCACGAATCAGGTAGAAGCCGACATGCGCGCGCAAGTCCGTCAGTTCCTTCGTCGTCCAAGCGCGGCTCACCACTTGCCTCGGAGCGTGTCCTGCGTATCCACTAGGCCGGCGGCGCGATGCTCGTAGAGATTGCTCAGCACTTGCGGCGGCTCGGGCGCATCCACGATGGCGAGAATGTCCCGCTCACTCATGACCCACATGTCCTTGCCCTCGTAGGCAAACGGCTGACCGCGAAACTCCGTCATGAGCACCATCTCGCCGGGCTTGACGGTCGTCGGGATGAAGTCGCGCGACTGCGGGTCACGATGGCCGGCGCCGACACTCACGACGCGGCCGAGTCGCGCTTTCTCTCGTGCTACGTCCGGGATGAGAATCGAGCCGATCTGCGCTTCGTCTTCGATCGGGTCAATGAGCACGAGGTCACGCGTGGGTCTGAACGGCATCGCTGTTTATTCTACGCCGAGTGTCAAGACCTGAGTCGGATCGGCACATCCAGCCCGAAGAACTGCAGCAGCCACAGCACGAGCACAATCACAATGAGCACGACAATCGCCTTCTTCATCGGCTCGGGCATAGGCACATAGGTGATGACCAGCCAGAGAATGAAGCCGATCACCGCGAGCGTGAGAATCAGTGAGACGAGCGTCGTCAGCATTGCGTGCTCCTGTCCATTAGGCGTCCATCCAACTCAGCGGGCCGCTCGCCGCCATCGGCAGGGACGGCGCCTGCAGCGGCACGACCTTCTTCCGACCGGGGCGGGTCGCCAAGCCGCGGAAGGCGTCGGCCGCGTGGGAGAACACGTCATGAATCGGCGTGCTCTTGAACTCGTTGAGCCGGCTGTTGTAGTCGCGCCGGTAGTGCTGCAAGGCTTCAAGGCCGGCGGCGCACTTCACCTCGTCGAAATAGCAGCGCGGGAACAGCATCCGCCCGGCGTGGATGCCGTCCTCAATCGGGATGCGCGGCGAGACCTTGAAGTGAATGCCTAAGCCTTTGGCCGTGTCGAACCGCGACCGGCCGCTGGAGAACTCCCGCACTTGGATGTCGTGCGGGGCCCAGTGGTCGCCGTAGCTATAGCCCTTCGACTGGAGCAGGTTCACGTAGTAGGGCAGCCCTTCGCCGGAGGCTTCCACATAGTCAATCAGGCGAACTTCGCCGGATGTGAGCGTCTGGCTGAACCAGATGGCCGTCGCATCGCCCACGCCTAAGTCCCAGTCGGTATCGACCGGCAACAGCGGCTCATAGGGGATCCGGGTAATCCGGCCGTCAACCTTCGCCTTCTCGAGCTCCTTGCCGTAGATACTCCCCTTGATGGCCGCCTCGAACGAGCACTCGAACTCCTGCCGATATTCGTCATCGGTCATCACCTTGCGCGCGTCGGTCAGCTCGGCGGCGCTGAGGATGCCCGTTTCGGAGGCTTTGTAGACCGCGCAGAACCAGGACGGATCGCCCTTGGCGTGCTGGTAGGCCTCGTAGAACTGGTTGTGGCCGTTCGGTGTCCCGAGAAACACGGCCCAGCCCCCGCGGTCAGAGAGTGCCGGCCGAATCACCTCGGTGAAGACGTTCGACGCCATCAGGCCGTATTCATCCAGCACGACCCCATCCCAGTAGCTGCCGCGCAGACTGTCGGGGTTGTCGGCCCCGTGGAGCTGCACCCGGCCGCCGTTGGGGTAGTCCACGCGCAGCTCGGCCTGATTCTTCTCGACGCCGGGGATGGTGCTGGAGTAGTGCTGCGCGTAGTCCCAAATCGTCTGCTTCGCCTGGCGGTAGGTCGGGCCGATGTAGGCGTAGCGCGGGCGAGGCAGCTTGCAGGTGAGCGCGCCCTTCTGCAGGTGGTTGATGCCCATGACGGACTTGCCGAAGCGCCGATGGCAGACGATCGTCGAGAACCGATGCGCGTCGATGCCGGCGTGAATGGCCTTCTGCTGCGGGCGCGGCCGGTAGGCGATCTCGGCGATGGTTACTCCTCCCATTTGAATTCAATGGGTCGCAAAACGATCTGCTCGGCTGATGCGTTCTCTATTGCCCAAGGTGCCTGACCGTTACGACGCTTTAAGCCGCCATCGCGCTGTGCCGCTAAGATGCACTCTGAACATAAGAGGCCATGAAGCTTGCCAGGATAGAGCGCCCTATCTGTGCGGTGAAACGACTCACCGCAAATCACGCAGACATGCATGTCTATTCTCCTTGCCATTTGCAGATGAGCGTGCCGCTGATTTCGTGCTCCTGCTTCTGGTCGGCCGGCTTGTCGAGCGCCCGGTTCATCAAGTCGGTGAAGGCTTGCACGCTCGGGTCTTTCTCCCAGATTTCGACGCTCTCGTGCTCGGCCTCGGCCTTGCCTTCGAGCTGGCGGGCCATGGCTTCGGTCACGCGGATGAACTTGCCCGTGCGCTTGTCTCGGACCACGAGATACTTCAGGCCGCAGGCATTGGCGAACTGGGCCTCGAGGAGCGGCGTGAGCTTAGCGATGACCATCTGGCGGACGTGTTCTCTGGCCGCAATCTTATCGAGCGTGTTGGGCGACTGATAGCCCACCTTGCGACCGGCGCCGGGACGTTTCCCGCCTTTAGCCATGAGGTGTAATCAATTCTACAGGACGGCGCAACAGGCGTGCCACAGCCTCGTCACGTTCGGGTTGGAGGCGGTGAAAGGTCGCATTGTCAATGGCGTATTGGGCGGCCTCTGGGACTTCCCTGGCGTGCAGTAGTTGGACGTGCGGGAGATAGGTCACGCGCTGCGCCTGGTGGAAAATGTCAAAAATGTGATCGTCGATGCGGTAGTGTGCGTATTCGGACGGCCAGCGGAACGCCGCGACGGCCTCGCGATTAAGGCAGGGGGTGATGCTCAGGCGCTCACGGAAGTAGCCGTCATCGACGTGGAGCAGGGTGGGGCCATCGGCGTTCGCTGCGGCGTCATGAAGCGCGCTATCCCAACCGTGGCTCACGGTGAGGTCATCAGCCGCGAGCAGCACCCATGGGGTGTTCGACGCGTCGACACCCGCCTTCCACTTCTGGACGAGACTCGCCGTGCCATCAATGACCAGCGTGTCAATTTTACCACTGGCCGTCGCATGGAAGGCCAGCGCTTGGTGTTGGCCATGCGCCCGCTTGCGTGTCGGGATGACGACAGTCAGCCACGGCGTCACAAGCGAATGGTCCCATCAAAGTTCACGCCGATACGGAAGGCGGGCACATGCCATTGGAGGACCGGCGTGAGCCAGCAGCCCCAGTCGGTGGGAACGCAGAGGCAGCGAGGGAGCACGTCCAGCGCCGCGGCGAGGCGCGATTCGTAGCTGCTCATTCGCCGCCGCCCCGGAAAATCCAGCGCCAATCAGGGGACACAATCTTGACTGGCGCAGCGCCGCGGTAGAGCAGGTAGGGGGAATCGAGACAATTGGCCTCCTGCCACAGGGACGCATCGGCGGCGTCAATCAGCCAGCGCATCATGCGGTCTTGGCCTCGCCCATGCGTCGGACGAACTCTGACACGCTCAGCCCAAGTAGGGCCGCGCGCTTCTGGATGAGTTTCCGCTCACTGGGCGTCAAGCGCACATTGAGCCAAGTGCGGCGCGGGTTATCGACTTTGGGGCGACCGGCTTTCATAAAAATAATTGTAACACGCGATTTAGGTGTTGACAAGCATTATCCTGCGTGTATACACTTACCTCATGACGAACAAACTCCGCACCCAAGCCCAACGCACCGCGCGTATCGCTCTCGGCGGCCATGTTGAGATTCTCCGTGAAACCTTCTCGGCGTCAGATGGAGGCCCGGTGTATCTGGTTCGCTGCTTCTCCCCGTCTGGATCGATGTTCGGCGTGCTGACAGCGACCTTTGACGATACTGACGAGGATACGCCGACCGTGCATCTGATTCAGTTCTCTCA